TTAGTTCCGGCTGCGATTGTTGCTCCAGCGGTTCTGGGGGGAGTGACGGCTGCGACTGTCTCTGCGATAACTGCGGGGGACCAAGCGAAAGGGGAGTCGATTAACGTGAATGCCGAGACAGTTGTTCAAGAAGCCCCTGCAAATTTTTGGACATTGCTTGGGCAATTAATTGAAATGGGCGGTTGGGCTCTCATTCTTATAGTGGTTGTTCCCATGGTTTTTTCTTGGTTAATGCCCGGACCAATTCAGTTTAAGGGTAAAAAGGGTAAAAAATAATGGCGAGAAATTATCGTAAAGAATATGATAATTATCATAAGAAGCCAGCGCAGAGAAAAAGAAGAGGTGCTAGAGTTCAGGCTGCTCGGGATATGAAAAAGGCCGGGCGACATAAGAAAGGAATGGATGTCCATCACAAGGATGGCAATCCCAGAAATAATTCATTAAGCAATTTAAAGATGGCGAGTAAGAAAACTAACCGGAGCGTAAGTCCGGGAAGACCGAGGAAGAAAAGTGGCAAAAAAAAGTAAATATGAATCTGTATGGACAGAGGCCATGAGTCGAAGAGTGTCAAATTTATTTGATGCTGGCGGTTCAATTGCTGAGGTTAGTAGAATGATGGGCATTAGCCGAAGCACTTTCCATGCTTGGATAGTTGGAACCGATGCACTAAAGAAGCCTTTCAGGGAGATTGTAAGTCTTGGGAAGGAAGCTTCTGAAGCTTGGTGGCTCCAGCAGGGCAGAGAGAATATAGACAACAGAAGTTTCAATAATAGTCTTTGGGCTCTGAACATGGTTAACAGGTTCAGCTGGAACTCCAATAAGAAAGAAGAAAAGAAAGAGATTGAATATAAAGGAGCTGTTGAGGTTAAGAAGGCAGTTGATGTTCAGGGCGTTCTTGAGAAAGCTTTTGCTCAAAGCGCAGAAGAAGTTAAAAAGAGTATTCATTAGGGGGTGCAATGGTATCGACAGGAAGAAAAGTTAGTTCCCTTTCTGGACGCGGGTCCGATTCCCGCCACCTCCACCAGAGGATTTAATTATGGCATGGGGCGACGAAAGAGATTTTGGAATGGCTGGGGGAAGAGACCCCGGCCCCGGTATTGGGGGACATCCCGGCATTGGAATGGAAGCTATAGATGCAGATGTTGTTGCTGCAATAGCTGCTGAATTGGAAGCTGGTGCTGACGCAGGGGTTCAACCATCATTTTCATCGCCCACTGGTCCTGAAGGAGCATTACAGGCTGAAGCTGTACGACAGGCTATTGCTCAACAAGTTGCTGCTTCTCAAGCAAATACAGGATTCTCGACGGCAACAGGAGCTGGTGGTTTTACTGGTGGCTCTCACTTGTATGATATGGGCAAGGACCCAACATTTGCAAATACTGGAGGTTGGGGAGTTCCTCAGACCACAGTTATGAATCCTTTGGCTGCTCCTTTGGAGGGTTATTTTGGTGGAATTCAAAAGGTGGCTGAGAATATTTCTCCTCACCTTCCTGCTCCTTTTGGAACTTCTTATGTAACTCAGCTCGGTGAAACTGTTCCTAATACTTGGGATAATCCCTATGTAAGTCAGAATTATGATGATTGGGGACAGGCGGGAACAAGTAATGTAAACCAAACTGCTATAAGTCGGGCTATCGCAAATCAAGGGCCTGACCCAACTACGAATTGGGCTGGAGGGTTTAATCCCCAGTTAGATAGTCATCCTGCAGACTGGGAGAATGTAACTCAGGGAATGAATCCTCAGGGAATACCAAGATATTCATCTCCCACATCCCCAGAAGGGGCATTGGCTGGGCCCGGAAGGCCAGCGTTTTCATCCCCCTTCTCTCCTGAAGGAGCATTAACGGCTGATCAGATTGGACCGACTTCTCCATTCACTTCTCCGTTCTCCCCAGAGGGTGCTATTTCTGGACCCATAAGTCCATATGTTGCTTCCCAATCTCTCAACGAATACGAAATTCCGAGCAGGCAACAGCAACGAGTTATGCGGGATATTGCCCAAGATGATTATATGGGCACTCCAATGGCTCCAGCATTTTCTTCTCCTTTCTCTCCAGAGGGCGCTCTTACTGCAGGTCAGACTTTTGATGATTATCAACCAGAAGAATGGGGAGGCCCGGATACTGCGGTTGCTGATGCCATATCTAATTTGAATCAAATGGGTGTTAATATAACCAGTCAAGACTTTCAGACCATCTCTCAACAACTTGTGTATGATGATGACGTAGAAAAAGCTGCTGAAAATACAACTGAACCTGTTAAGGATGCGGTTAAACAAGGAAAGAAACTTACAGCCCAAGAAAAAAAGAATAATATAGATAAAAGGAGAGCAGCTGAAAAAGGATGGTTGGCTTATTCTGATAAGTTAAAGGATGAAATGAAAGATGCTATACAGGAACATGGAATACTGTCTAAAGAGGCCCAAAAAGCTTCTAAAGCATATCGAGAATGGACTGGTTGGATGAATAACAATGTTAATAATCCAGATAAACTGAGCAACATGCCTTTCGGTATTGGGTATATTGGAAAGACGTTTAAAACCGTTGAGGATTATTTTCATTCTTTAGGTAAGACGGAGAGACGCACTGCTCAAGAGATTTTAAAGGATATGAAAGATAATCCTGAGAAATATGAGAGAGTGGGCGCGGAGGTTAGCGCTGCTCAACTTGTGAGAAATATGTATCCTTTCCTTAGAAAAGCTCCTATGGATGTGGCTGCAGCTGCAGCAAGAGAGCCAGCTTACTTAAGATATCTTATTAACCTGAATGTCAATAAACAACCTATCCCGACATCCTATTCTTCTAATTGGAAAAATGATATATCGGATGCATGGATATATGGTTAGAGATGCCGATTAAGAGATGTACTCTTCCTAAAGGGAAGAAAGGGTGGAAATGGGGTAACAAGGGGAAATGTTATCCAACTAGAAAACAAGCGGAGAAACAAGCTCGTGCTGCTTACGCTGCTGGTTATAAAGGTTAGGGGGCTGGTGTGCTGCCCAAGATAGCAAAGAGCGTTGAATATAAAAACAATAATGCTGACGCTGCAAAAAAGTTTGCCGAATGGGCTCACACTGCCCCGTTTAATCGAGCTATTGAAGCTTATGCCGATTGTCACAGCGATCCTAATATTGATGATTCTTTTATTAGGACTCTGGGCCAGTTGGATCGTTATTATCTTGGGGTCTTTTTGTGTAACCGTCATGATATGGTTCATCCATGGATATATGAAAGATGCAGAGAAGTAGAATCAGCCCCGGATAGTCACTTAGACTTATGGGCCCGGTTTCATTATAAGAGTTCAATCATTACCTTTTTAGGGACGATACAAGAAGTTTTATTAAATCCTGATATTACTATAGGGTTGTTGTCATTTTCTGCTAGACAAGCGAAGCCATTCCTTCGCCAGATTATGCAGGAATTCGACTCAAATGAAAAACTTAAACAACTCTATCCAGATATACTCTGGGAGAAGCCTAGACTACAGGCTCCCAAATGGGCTGAGAATGAAGGGATATGTGTTAGGCGATTTGCTAACCCGAAGGAACAAACTATTGAGGCCCACGGACTTGTGGATGGTCAGCCTACTGGACGACATTTTGATCTTATTATTTATGACGACGTAGTGGTTCAGGATTCTGTTACAACACCAGAACAGATTAAGAAGACCACGACTCAGTGGGAGCTTTCTCTAAACTTGGGCTCTACTCATAATCCCAGATATCAGTACGCGGGCACGCGATACTCGTATGGGGATACTTACGGGACTATTCTTCAGAGGGCAGCGGTAAAGCCTAGAATTCATCCAGCTACAATAAATGGTAAAATGGATGGTGAGCCTGTGTTTCTCCAGCCGGAAAGATGGGAGGAGATTAAGAAGACTACATCTACTTATACGGTAGCTTGCCAACAGTTGTTGAATCCTATCGCGGGTTCCGATGTTGCGTTTAAGGAAGAGTGGTGGAATGAATGGGAAATTCGTCCTTATACGATGAATGCTTATATTATGTGTGATCCCGCGCATTCTAGAAAGAGGGAGTCAAATAGAACCGCTATTGCTGTTGTTGGGGTTGACGGGAATTACAATAAGTTTCTTCTTGATGGGGTTTGTCATAGACTTTCCTTGTCTGAGAGATGGGATGCCTTGAAGATGCTCAGGTCAAAATGGAAGAGAGCGCCCGGAATCAGAGAGGTTAAGGTTGGTTATGAAAGATATGGGGCCCAGTCAGATATAGAACATTTCAAAGAAATGAT